AACTGGTTCACGGATGCCGTCGATGTCCACAGGAGGAGCAGCGACGAAGGCGGTGATGAAACAGACGGTTGCTGCCAACAGAGTTGGAATCATCAGCACGCCGAACCAACCGACATAGAGGCGGTTATTGGTAGAAGTTACCCACTCGCAGAAATTTTCCCAAGTAGATGATTGTTGTCTTGAAAGTGTTGTAGCCATTGTTTTGAAAAAGGGTTATGTAATAGTGCGGGGAACACTGGTTATGATATTCCAACCCTACCCTCCAGGGTTGGTATTAGAGACGTATTTTACTTGGATAGTCTCGGTAGGGACCGAAGTCCTTTTGCTCCAAAAGAAAAGGTGTGGAATTCCTCACCTCTTCCATGTATTTATATTAAGGTGTATTGGGAGAAAATTCAACCCCTAGTGGTCAGTTATGAAACTGGATGGTATTTACGATATCTTACAGTCTCGAATGTCTCAAAAATTTCTTCTGGATTACCATAACAAGTTTTCTTTCTGACCTCAACGATTTCATCGTATCCATCTTGTTGAACATCAGGCCACTGAAAATGTGCGTTCTCAGTGACCTTACGACTGATTACTTCATAATCAACACCATCACCTGAGACAGGCAGGACGGCTTCGACGTGTTCTTTCTTTTTAGCAGGCATAAAAAAGGAGGTTTAACACCTCCATAGTATATCATATTTGTTTTAGCTTAACAACCCATAAGAATATCATTAGAATAGGTTTGTTCAGAACAGGTTCAGTAACGAAACTCCTGAAGCTTATCTAAAACCCTGTTGAGATATTCATCAGCGAGATACCTAGATTCTCCAAGGTATTTTCTGTCTTTCAAATCATTTTTCAACTTGTATAGATGAGATTCCATCTCATACTTAGTAATGGGTCCTCTAGGCATCATCAATCTCCTTCATCTTTTGATCAATAAGTTTTCTTCTTTTTTCCCAAGTATCTGCTTCATCATAGATATGACCTCTTTTGTGAAGGGGATTGATACATCTTATATCATCCTTAAGACCACATACAAGGTTACTTAGCTCTTTTTCATTACCAACCTTTCCAGTGTACCATCTGTGTTGACCATTCAACCAGACAGCACTACAGACAGGACATTCTTTACGTTCTATAGAAAAGTCAGATACTTCTTTACCAGACATTAGAAGGGGGTATTGGGAACAGGAGCTGGAAGTGTTGTTGGAACATCACCACCAGGCATACTACTATTTAACCCACCTACTAATGCACCCTCAATAATACCCTGAATTTCTGCAGAAACTTTTTCTTTTGCCGATTCAATCAATGAATCTTTTTCTAGATAAACATAGGTTCCACCTGCGACAATACCTGCACTGACAGTGAAAGAAACAAGGGCCAGGACGTTGATAAGTTTTTGCATAATGCTAGTGAGACTGAAATATATATATCCTCTAAATAAAGGAGCACTAATAAGGTATGAATTTATGAAGAGATTACTTCTTCTCACTTCTACTTTATTTCTCGTATCACCAGTGTCGTCTGCAGAAATTACTTCTAGAATCACAGATTCTATTCAACTTACCGTTGATGGTCCAGCTGTCCAATCCACAAGGATTGGTTCATCTTATTCCGTTTCAGGTAGTAACATTGCAGTAACGACATTGGGTGGATTGACAGGATCGTCGGCTACAGCACCCGCAACAATTTCAGCAGGTGACTATGCCATCGAGACTGATGGACAAGCATTCACATTCTCAGAAACCACTCTTGTGGGCGACACTGTGGTAACCTCACAGACCTGTTGTAATTCAGGACAAATCACAGCTCCTAACTTGTATAGTGATTCAGTCACTAATACTGGAGGAACGGCTGGAACTCTGGCTGGTACACTTTCTGGTACTAGCATTCCTACGATCACGGCTGGTGGAGCAGGATCTACTGGTATTGGTCAACGTACTGTTGAGCTCTCTGTATTCAACTAAAATGAATAAAAATCTCTCAGCAACTATCCTAATCGGTGGGTTGTTGGGAGTCCTTTATGGATTCCCCCAACCCGTTGAAGCTAACACACCCGCATTTACCAGGGGGACAGTGAATCAAGACACTACTTCTACCACTACGGTCGTAGAAGTAATCAGACAAATAGACTACACCACAGGTGAGTCATATACGGTCTCTGGAACTAACATTAATTTACCTGATAATCCAGGACCTGACTCGATTTATACAATACAAGATCAAGGGGCTCCATTTCAGTTCAGTGAAACATTTTTGGGTCCCGGTATAGCATCGGAGACGAGCATTGATAGGACAACGACTATTGAGAGCTTTACTACTAGCGTCAGTGTGTTTACCCAGTAACGTACTGGCTGAAGGAGCTCCACAAAATACGAATATTGCAGGACCTTCTGCAGCAGCTACTGGCAATGTTACCAATCAAGCTGTTCAGGTTCTTCAAGGACCATTCGCTATCAACTCTTTTGGTGGTGGAGTTCAATGTCAAGGACCGACTATGTCGGTCTCTCCTTTTATTCTTGGATCAAGAAACTATAACTGGGATCCAGAACAATATACCACTGGTAATGGTAACATGGGTATATCTTTTGGTGTTCAGGTACCTCTTGATGGAGGAAGTTTAGAACTTTGTAAAGAAAGAGCAAGAGTTGAAATAGCAAGACAACAAGCAGAGGCAGATAAAGCTAGACTTGATTTTGAACTTGTTAGATTGTTGAAGTGTGGTGAAGCAATGAAATCAGGAGTAATGTTTCATCCCCAAAGTCCTTACGCAGCAATATGTGCGGACGTGGTGATAGCTGTAGAACCAACACCACCACCTCCAGAACCTAAACCTGTTATTCCATTTGATGTTGTGGTTCCCACACAGAGGGATGACTTAGAAGCTCAGTAAAACTAATATAGTTTATAGAGTTTTCTAGAGAACTATGATCTCTACACTAATGCAAAATGACCTCTTTCTAGGAGGTCTTTGTTATGCTATGATATGTGTTCCTATCATAGGTATGGACCTAGTTCATAAATATGGGTGGGAACATTGGGCACCATTTAATCATCATGAATCTAATCCTGAGACCCCACGAGAATCTGAATGATCCCGTTTGGAGTGTAATAATATCAATCATGATTTTGATGGTGGGTGTTGTATACATCGTCATCTATATACTAGGCATTGATGAAAGAGAAACTCATGGGAGCCATGACACCACCAAGCAGGAAGAGTTGCTACAACTTTCGAGTGACGGAGATCAATCGTGTTCTTGACGGCGATACTATTGATGTCACCATTGATCTTGGTTTTGATCTATACAAGAAAGAAAGAGTTAGAATTGCAGGAGTTGATACGCCAGAGAAGAGAACGAGAAATCTAGAGGAGAAGGCACTTGGAATCGACGCAACCAACTGGCTCAAAGAGAAACTGGAATCGACTATCGCTGGTGATGATGAGTTGTCTGTTAGGACTGAACTTGTTGGTGGGGTTGGGAAATATGGGCGTCTTCTTGGTTGGTTATACGTTGGGGACGCAGATGTGTCCCTCAACGAACAAATGATTACTGAAGGATATGCTCATGCATATGATGGTGGCACCAAGGATATGAACCTGGAAGCACTTCGTGAGATTCGTAGAGCACACGGAACACTTATCTAAAATGCAAACTTTGACCCAAGTTTCTTCGCAATCACCTTGGGAGCAGCAAAATACTTTTTGAATCTCTTCTGACCCTCTTTGGTGAGTTGTTTACCTAACTCCTCATCAATAATAACTTTGTTATCATATTCCCATAGGGCATTTATCTCCACTTGATCTCTGAGATACTGCTCTAACTTTTCTATGCCACCTTCTAATACTTTCATACCCTTTTGAGAGTACTCTAATAATTCTGTGGTTCCATTTTCGTTTGGAATGAAATGAAGAACAGGTTTGACTTGTTTGATCTTAATCTTTTTCTTCTTACCAGCCTCTGCCAATATCTTTTTAAGGACAGGTTCTAGCGCAGTCTTTGCCTGACCAACAGCAATAGTGGCACCAAGAGTCACCACCGTAGTAACCACAGCAAGAGATCCTGCAGCAACCAATGGTTCTGGATCAGGTAAAGGTATATCCAGTCCTCCTACGTTTATTGTAGGAGTTTGTGTGGGGATTTCTGGAGTTGGTGGTATCTGTGGAGTGATAGGTAAGTCTCTAGTATCTACTGGAGTTTCCCCTTTAGTTTGCTCAGGATTTGATGGTACACCAGGAGCCGCTGGTTGAGTTTCCTCAACAGTCGGTGTAGGTCTAGTCATCTGTATCTGAGGATACTCTATAGTAGGATTAGGAACCCTAACTACTGGAGGACTAATACCCCTCACAACAGGAAGAGAAGGTGCCAACACAGAGGGCACCTCTACTTCACTTACGATTGATGGTGGAATCTCCTTTATAACATTATTAGGACTTCTTGTTTGCCGTATCCTTGGAGTCATTTGGTTCAACTGCAGAGATGACTAATGGTGCTTGTTCAATACGAATAACCTGAGCATTGCCGTTACTCTTAGACATAATATCTTCCATCTGTGCCTTGGTGATTCCTCCACCTCCACCATTCATCGCACCCTTCTTAGTTGTCTGAACGCCGAACGTCGCTAAAACACCTGTGAAAACCGAGGCAATGAAAGTCGGATCCAGATCTTGTTTTGGAATCTGAAGTGCTGGTGGGAGATCAACATATGCCAATGTAAGAATACCTCCTGACCAAATCAAGATACCTAATCTTACAAATGTAGATAAAATTACTAGTTGTTCTTCCTTATCATCTGTAGCTTCTTTGATCTTTCCTAGAAGACCTTTCTTCTTTTCTTCAACTGGTTTCTTCTCTTCCATGGTTTAGTGGTGTGGCACCTGTATTTAGAATTTACAGAATTAATACTTGTAATCTGATACAAATAGTGACTCACTAGATCCTTGAGATTCATAGACACCACATGAAGCCATAGAATTTGCTTTCGCACGTTCGAGTAATGATTCCTGACCTGTTTTCTCGTTACTACCACCCCATGCTCTAAGACATGAGTGTTGCAATGCTCTACCATATGAGAATGATAGATTCCATGGTTTATCAACAGCAAGAAGATTCATTTCATTTAGATATGAAGATGCTTCTTCTTCACTCAAACCACCAGACAAAAATACAATACCTGGTACAGCGGCAGGAACTGATCTTAGTAGTGTAGTTACTGTTGCAAGTGCAACAGTTTTAGGATCAGACTTACCTTTATAATCGGCACCTGGAACTGTCATGGATGGTTTTAGAAGTGTTCCTTCTAAGTACACACCATTTTGTTGACAAACGAAGTATACTTCCTTAATTATCTTTTCCTGTATCTCAGCTGTAGTTAAGATATCATGATCCCCATCCATAAGTATTTCTGGTTCAATGATAGGAACTAATCCAGCTTCCTGAACTGCACGAGCATATCTTGCAAGACCCCAAGCATTTTCTTGTATTGCAAGACTAGATGGACCATCTTTTGTAATCTGTAAAACTGCTCTCCATTTTGCAAATCTTGCACCACGAACATAATAATCAGAAGCTCTCTCTGTTAATTCATCTAGACCGGAACAATATGTCTCATGATCCAAAGCTCCAGGTAATGGTTTCAATCCTTTATCAACTTTAATTCCTGGAATGATACCTTGTTTATTGAGTTTATCAACCATACTTTCACCATCAACATGATTTTGATAGAGTGTTTCTTCGTATAAGATTGCACCACTAATGTAATTACCTAAGTCAGGAGTGGTGAACAACATACCACGATAAGACTGTCTATTTTCCTCTGTATTTTCTACTCCAATATCTGATAATCTTTTACCAATAGTTTTCGTCGATTCATCTACAGCAAGAATACCTTTACCTTTTACTGACAGTTGTTCTGCTGTCTCTTTTAATTGTTTCTTGTAGTACTCTAGTGTCATGTTCTTTATTATTTCTTTATTATATATCATAACATAAAAAAAAAGATCCCTATTGGGATCCTTGATATGCTGGGACCATCATACCTGGTCCCATATCATCATCGTCATCTCCATCTTCACTACTCAAAGCCAACATAACAAAGAAGGGAGTGATGATAAAGATTAAAGTTTGGAGCACGGCCCAATCGTAAGTCATGAGTTGTATGCCACTACTGCGATTGGAATCAGTAGCACAAATGCTGCTACTACAAATCCCATCAGAATACTCCGGGAAGGATCTGTCCGGTGGTCAGGTATGCACCAACTGCTGCAACAAATCCGATCATTGCTGCACGGCCATTAAGCTTTTCTGCTGATTCGTTCATTGTTTTTTCCTCTAGTTAATTGTGTTCTAAAAAGTGTTTGTCTATAACCTGGATACGTTCTTCTTCGTGTGCAATGATATCAAGCTGATCTTGAATAGCAGCTACAACATCCGGGTGTTCTCCAATACCTACAGGGTGATGTAGATATACTTCAACATTAGCTTTTGCTTTTTGAATGTTACCCGTTGCCTCGTCACGAAGTGCATCCAACAATACTTTACGGAGATTGCAAGACATTAGTAGAGTTCCTCCTCTTTTTCAGTTTCGATTATACAATCAGAAGTTGGATAAGCCACACAAGTGAGGACGAATCCTGCTTCTATTTGATCGTCATCAAGAAAAGATTGATCTTCTTGATTGACAGTTCCACTCACTACTCTACCCGCACAAGATGAACATGCACCGGCTCGACATGAATATGGAACATCGATTCCTGCTTCTTCTAAAGCGTCGAGAATGTATTGATCTTCTTCGACACTGATGGTTTCTTCAATACCAGCTGGGGTACGAACAGTGACATTAAATAACATCGGTAAATAAGATAGTCATTTATAATATAACACACAAATACAAAATATACAAGTGTGTTTATCTTAATATCAGAAGATACCAAAGAAGAAGTTACCTGTAATCGCGTAGGAAAGGAATCCAGATACAATACCCATCATCGCCCAACGGCCATTGTATCTCTCAGCGTATTGCTGAGGAGAATCCAAACCTTTACGATTGTAATCCTCAACTACCATCTGAGGTTCTTTGGCAAAGATATTCTGTTGCCCGAACTCATTACTAGTGACTGTCATTTTATCTATTGTAAAGATATGTATATATTATATAGGAAATATAAAGTTTTGTCAATTAGATGTAACAGTTAAATTAGTGACACTCCCATCCATCCATTCAATCTCAGTTGGTTGCAACCCCATACGAGGATCATCTACAGGACAATCTTCTAAGGATCCTTGTGGTCCAGTGGTGATATATTCATATCCTTCTTTACTAATTTCATGGATAGGATCTGTTTGGCCATATGGATACCCAGGTATATCTACCAGGATAGTACCGTTCTCTGTTTCTTCTGCAGAACGAATACAATAGGTAGGGGGAATTGGTTTCTGTTCTTCCTCTGATACTACTTCTTCTGCTTGACTACCTCCACAAAATACAAGGAAAGGTAGAACTAATAGGGGGAAATACTTTTTCATAGTTGTATAAGCAATAAAAAAGGGAACCCGAAGGTTCCCCATATTATATCACAGTGAGATCAGAATGACCACTTAACACCAGCCTTAGCACCAACACCCAGATCTTCATCGAAGGAGTTGTCAGCAGTCAGGAAGGAGATTTCACCATAGACATTTACGGACTCCGTAACATCAACACCCAGACCAGCCTTACCGGAGATCTCGGTTTCTGTCTCTTCACCGTCAACGCTTACCAGAGCGGGACCACCTTGGACATACCAAGCGGCGGACTCACCAAGACCAGACTCGTAGCCTACGTGGATGTCAGTCGTTGCAGCTTGGTAATCATCACCAACCCAACCAGCGTTGGTTTCTACGTTCACATAGGGGCCAGCAACTGCAGCACTAGCGAGAAAGGGGGTAGCAGCGACGGCTGCGAATACAGATTTAATCATTTTAGATACCTCTAATTTACTTGCGGAATGGTTACCCGCAGATGGAAGGGACTCGACATGTCCCTGTGTGTGCTAACCAAAACTTCTCAAGTTTGCGGAGGTGTTTTGTTATAGTCCGTTACATTTGTAACTGGATTTATTTATTATACTCTACTATTGTTCTTCTGTCAAGTTTGTTGATCCCGAAACTCTACCAAAGTAGGGATCATAGTTCATTAGATCGTCGATTGAAAGTTGAGCTCCTCGTTGGGACCAGAAATTCCATTGGGCGTCGTAGTTTCCTTTGTGGAAGGCGTCAACGTGCTCAGGATGAATACTAGACCCAAGAGGGATGTGATAAAGCAAAAGCGGGAGAGCATATGTATTACCCGAATTATATAACAAGTCATCGGCAACAGGTCGTGGACGTACACCATTATCTAGTTTATATTTGTCCTTACGACAATGAAGACGAATCATCTTCTCTGCATGATGACGTGTAATAACATAACATGCAGTAGAAAACTCATTCACAAATCTCTTGTGAATCTTTACGGTGATATCACCAGTACAGATAATTGCAATCTGAACTACATCCCAATCATAGGGAATCTTACAAAAGAAATCTTTCCAAGTAAAGTTCCAGAACTGAACCAGATCTAAACTACAATCATCCTCCATCATGATTGCATAGGGTTCACCACTATCATAGAACTCTTTGATGGCTTTGAGGTGGGAGGTCACACAACCCACCTCTCCTGAGGATACCATTTCAGGATATCTTCCCTTCAGAATATCACCGAGGTCATCCTCTCTGCCATCGTATGCAGAAACCCTAGTATAGTTTGTGATACCCCAGTGATTAAACTGTTCCTCCATATACTCACGTCTCTCTGTTTGATCATCCAGATTGATGTAGTAGATATGAGGGATACCTTCTAACTTAAACTTTGACTTATTCTTATCTCTGGTCATAGATCCAATTCATTACATCGATTTCAGGTTTCCATCCAATGACTTCACCAATCCTAGTTATATCAGCAAGAGTGGTGGTGGCTTCACCAGAACGTTCAGGTAAGTATATCTGATTATCAGAGATGGCGTTAGCAATCTCCTGAATAGAATAGTTCTTACCACTACCTACATTGAATACCTCACCCAACATCTCATAGATGGGCATGATAGCTGCCAGATAGTTCGCTCGGGCTACATCTTTTACATGAACAAAGTCACGTTTCTGTGATCCATCACCAACAATAGTGAGTGCATCCTTACATTCTGCCTGACGTTGGAAGATACTGATGACTGGTGCATATTGGCCGACAGAAGGAGACCTTTCACCAAAGACATTGAAGTATCGTAATGATACAGTCTCCAACCCATACAGGTCTGTATACATCTTACAGAACTTCTCACCTGCAATCTTAGATGCGGAGTATGGGTTCAGACAATCATCAGGTTGTGTCTCTTTATTAGGCCATGGATTACCACCATAACCAGATGATGTAGAGGAGTATACAACTCTCTTCACACCAGCCTCACGAGCACACTGTAGAACCACAGTGGTACCTACACAGTTCTGTTTCACTGCGTTGATAGGGTTCTCAATGGCAGGTTGAAGACGACTCTCTGCTGCTAGGTGGAACACATAGTCCACACCTTCAAATACAGGTCTCATCTCCTTATACTTGGAGACATTTGCCTTAACATTCTGAACTCTAGGATCTTTCCTCCAATAAAACTTATCATTGTTTGCTGTCTCATTGTCAACAGCAACAATTTCATGTCCATGATCAAGGAGATAATCAACCAGGTTTGATCCAATAAAACCTGCTGCACCTGTAACTAATGATTTAACCATTTTGAATAGATTGATAGATAAGGTTTTTCAGTTTAGTTGTGGAGTATCCATGGTCCTTTCTAGGAATCCAAACGATTGGTATATCGATTCTATTTCCACTGTAGCTATTGTCATCGTAATCATCGCCAAGGAACCGCAGATGGTATTCACCACTATCAAGCATATCAAGAAACTGATTTTCAGTTTCGTAGGTGACAACTTCATCAACATCTTTTAAAGCCAATAGAATTTCTTTCCTGTCTTCTACAGATTGAATAGGTGACAGTTTCCAACTTCTCTCAGATGTTGGGTTGACATGAAGAGCCACTGTCAGATGATTACAATGTTCCTTTGCTTTCCTGAACATTCTAACATAGCCAGGATGAATGATGTCAAAGGCACCAGCAACAATACCTCTCTTTAGTGGTTGATGTTTCTTCCAATCTTCTACGTCTATTCCTTTGTCGTCAATAAAAATGTCAGCATGTGGTTTGTGAAACATGGGTTCTATCTCATGATACTTCACCCCCCACTCATTCAGTTGTCTCTCTGTGAGGCCAGTCCAGTCAATACCAGAAGAACGACCACGAGCTGTCTGGATAATAATATAGTTACCTTCATCGTAGAGACGGTTGACTGTCTCTACCATGTAAGGGAAAGGAGTTGACTCTAGGTAACCTGGTTTTCTATCATCTCCTCTCAATGGAGTGTGACATATAGTCCCATCTAAATCAAAACAATATCTCATACCACTCCATGTAAGAATATTTGATGAACACATTCTACCACACCATATGACTCTGAGTCAACATGGTAGTTGAACTTCGCGAAGTCTGAGTTTCGTCTCAAACTATTGTGTGGACTAAAACCTGTAAGAACACCATAGTCAATACCATATTGTTCACAGTGTCTCATACAGTTCAGGATATTTAGAGACTCTCCACTAGAACTGATCAGAACTACTAGAGTATCTTCTTCTACATGATACTTTAGAAACTCTTTGTAGGCATGATCATAGCCAAAATCATTGGCCAACATGGTGAGCATAGAAGGATCAGAGAAGACCGAAACCCTCTTCTGATGAAACTTCATATAGTCTTGTGAAATATGGGATGCAACAGAATTGCTACCTCCATTCCCAAGAATAATAATGCGACTATGTCTATCAAATTCAGTTTGATACCTCTGAAACTCATCTTCCGTATGAGCATGTTGGAGTGCTTCAACATAAGGACTAAAAGGATTCGCCACGAACACCCTCACTTACTATCTTGATTTTAACACAATCATAAGGAATTGACAATGATCCTTTATGTGAGAAGGTGAGGAAGAAACCTCCATTCCCTGCTCCACAAAGTTTATGTGCCACTACACTTTCACATTCTTCTAGAACCTTATCCATCTCCTGAATACGTTGATTGGATGAAATAGATGAACTAGTTTTCTTTTTCTTACACCAACCCTTATTCAATTGATGTAGAACCTGTGGGTAGTTATTTTCCTTCAGTAGACTATAGGCAGTATCAGTAATCTTGAGTATTGGTCTCACTCTATCCAGGTTCTCTGATACATCTTTCAGGATCTTCTTCGAGTTCCTTGTAACACCAGTAAAGACCAGGTGAGTATCATAGTGGTTGAATATATTAGTAGGTAGATACTCATACCTAATAGTGTTAATATCGTAGAACTCAATCCTCTTAAAACCCCCCACACCACAACCATAGGGGTCTTGATAACCACAGTAAGGATTGATCTTAAGTTCCAGGATGTAGGCGAGAAAACAGATTTGAGTATCTGTCTTTTCGATACCGTGGAACATACAACACGCTTTGATGAGGCTGATGATATAAGAGGAAGAAGAAGCGAGTCCGCTTCCCTGTGAGTAGGCATCACTGGTTAGGGTAACTTGAACTGGTGGCATATCAAAATACTTCAGAACAACTTTTACCACCTCGTTCTGAATATCATCTATATTTACTACTTCTTCTCTCTGAGAATAGTTGATGATGTATTTGTGATCGTGTTTGTTTAGTCCAAACTTATCCTGACTGATAGTCACATAAGTCTTCAGGTCACATGCAAAACTAATTACAGAACCATATCCATACTTTTCTACAAAAAGTGGATTGTCAGTTGAACCACCAAAGAGTGAAACTCTCAGGGGACAAGAAGCAATATACATCAGTCTCCTTTCTCTATTCTAATACTATCAGAATCAAAGTGAGTTGTCGAGAACTCAAACACCTCTGTGTCTTTAAGTGCAAACATTTGATGTCTTAAACCTTTAGGCACATGAAATTTATCACCCTCTACAAGGATGATCTTTTCTGCGTTCGTTGCATCATTACCATGGGAGTATGTAACTTCTATTGCACCACTTTGTACATAGAATACTTCATCCTTCAGTAGGTGATAGTGCCATGAACACTTCTTACCTTTGGCAAGAAATAGAATCTTTCCACAATAATCAGGACAATTTACTAACCACTTCTCAAATCCCCACCCCTTTGGAACAAACTTGATAGGATCACTCGCGTGCATCTTTGCATCTTCTGATGATGTCTGTTGTTGAGTACCCTTCTCTCCGATCAAGGAACCTAACATCTTGGCAAAATTCTCTGCCGACCACATCGCCATACCTCCAATCTCCTCCAAGTAACATGATATCTGGTTTGATCATCTGGATTAAGTTGATCAGACCATCACGATCGTCAAAACCTAGTACCGAGTCTATGTATCTAATTGCCTCTAACATGATCTTTCGATCTACAAAAGAGTTGATAGGTCGTGATTCACCCTTACTATTTCTGACCTTTGTGTCTGAGTCGAGACCAACAACGACTTTTCCTTCAGTTCCTGCCAGGAGTCTGGCAACTGAAAAAAGTTCAATATGAGCAGGAGTAAGAAGATCATAACAACCGTTACACCAAACAATTTTACTCTGGGACACTTGTACCTCTCTTAGATACTACCTTACTTGCTTGACGATTGGCATACTTGATAGCTCTAACGACATTTCTATCTTGTGAATATGCCACAACTAATGCTGCCATGAATGTATCACCGGCACCACTGACATCTAGTGTTTCTACCTTATCTTTAACCGGGAACAGATGACCATCCCACATTACACCATCACCACCAAGAGTTTGAATAATCTTGGGAGTGAATGCGTCAACAAAGTGAGGACTTCTTTCGGCTTCAAAGTTATTGATCTTGATGAACTTGGCATCTGATGCCCAATAATCTAGTTCTTTCTTCGTGTCGAGAAATACGGAATCGTGATTAGCACAAATCCAGTCAATATCGCTAATGTGGATAAATCCTTTATCATAATCTGAAATGATGACATGTTTGTAGTCATCAAGTTTAAGACTGAATACATCGATGGGTTCCACAAATTGAGGGGTGTCCACACGACAGAACATGTGGTTGCTTTTCTGGTCTACAAAACGATTCTTAATTACACTTTCCCAGTTATCATTAGTAACTACATCTACATGTCTCTCAGACATCATATTACAAACGTTCCTGTAGACATTCATAGCCATACCAGGCATCTCATCTACATGATCCACCTCAAGGACAGGAACTGGTTTCTCAGGTGACAGTCGTTTGACATCACAATATGTGTACTTGTCCGTACAACTATCACCAATAATGAGAATCTTCTTCATTAGACCAACTTGTCATACCAGTATCGTAACAGATCCATGAGGGTCGTGTCAATATCATATTCCTCTTTGAAACCTGTCACACTGACCAGGTTAGAAGAGTCACCGTGTTGGTAATAGATCTCATGTGGTCTCCAGAAGGGTTCGTGGATCTTCTGTTCCACATCTTTCAGACCAGATAGTTCGATCAACTTATCAGTGAAGTATTGCATCTTACGAGGAGTATCACCACACACATTGAAAATATAATCCTTCACCAGTGGGTTCACCATGGCCAGGTAGTATGCTCTCACAGTATCTCTCACATCCATCACTACACGGGTTGTGGATAAGTTTCCAACCAAGAGCACAGGGTCTTGATACCCTCTCATCATCCTTGCAATCTGATAAGCATCAGAGGAGATTGAGAAGATACGACCACGACGGGGACCAGTGTGTGAGAATGCACGGGTGATAAACCCTTTCATGAACCCGTTTTTGAACCTCTCTTGGAGGTAAACATCAGTCGCTGCCTTAGAAGCACCATAAGGATTAGAAGGGAGAATAGTATCATCCCAACGAATCTTACGACCGTCAGATCCGACATTTCCATAGACTTCGGAAGTAGAACAGAACATCACCTTACAGTCATCCTGAAAGTCTTGAATGACTTGGAAGAGGTTAGCACTTCCCATCACATTTGTATCCATGGTTCCAATGGGATCACGGAAACTTGTGGGTGGATGTGACTGAGCTGCAAGGTGGAACACACCATCGAACTGGGTGTCCTTAAATATATTAACAAGAGAGCGGTAATTTGTCAGATCTCCATAAACAAACTTAATACTTTCGTATACCTCATCAGGGACAACATCACGAATGTCACTTTCCATTCCGTTGGTTCTACGAATTAGACCATAAACTTCATGACCTTTTTCATGGAGGAGGTTTGCCAAGTGAGGTCCAGCAAACCCAGTGATGCCAGTAATTAAAAATCTCATATTACTTGATAGTCAATGTTGTCAAAAATGAAGAGGTTACCCTTGTCTACATGGTAATTATACCACTTCTCCTCCATGATACAAATACTGTTAAGAGATCCATTGTGTTCCATAGCAGCAGAAGACATGTGGCTGGCTCCACTACTCAGTGCCACGAGGCCAGAACAACTACAGATTGCATCATAATAGTCAAAGATATTATCAATTACAACTTTCTCTAGGTCAACACCATACTGGTTGAACTTCTCACCACCACTCAGGTCTTCAGAGAACGTAACTTCGACAAACTTCTTATCAGGATACTCACTCTGTAGTTGTTTCAGTTTATCAACCAACTTCTCCATATTATAATCAATACTTATACATGTGAAGTCAACCAAATAAACACCACCATAATCCAAAGATCTCTTTGGTTTGTAATAAATCTTTGGATACTTATTGACTGGTTCTAAACCATGTAGTTTCTCCCAGTTTGAGATACAGGTTCCGGCTACATTAGAGTATTCAATCTCAGGAATGTCACCTGCGTTCCACTTACCTGCTTTGATACCCTTTACATATGGATTAAACTCCCATATCAATTGGTAGATACCTTTGTTTCTAAAAGTAGATCCATCAAGGATATATGTTGTTTTCCCCTGTTGTTTGTAAAACTCTTCAGGTAATGTGGAGAACTGGATGTTGTCACCAAGTCCTCCATGGTATGCACTCAATATTACATCATTCATAGTCCGTCATCAATACTCCATCTAGATGATCTATTTCGTGTTGGACAACTCTTGACTCCAGTCCTTTGAGTTTCCACTTCCTGTATTTACCATTGTTATCCATGAACTTTATTCCAATCTTACTTGGTCTAATGACCTCAACATAATGATCTGGGATACTTAAACACCCCTCTTCAAATGGAAAACTGTCACCAGAGAACCAAATGATTAAGGGATTAATGAGTTCTTGTATTGATCCGTCATTCAATTTAATAACAATAACTCTCAGATTAACACCAACCTGAGGTGCCGCCAAACCAATACCATTTGCAGAGAGCATAGTCTCTTTCATATTTTTGATTAGTTCTTTGACATCATCAGTTAAAAGAGTAGGGCAGGACACTGTCCTCAGTGCCTCTGCCCCATCGTGTAGGATATCAAGAATCATAGTTTCCAGACGATTTGGTATCCCTCATAGAGTAGTTCAGCCCCAATGGCTTCCATAAACTCCTTCACATAGTTACCCTTACCAATCCTACCACCAGTAAAGAAAGCATCGTGATCATCAACACAGATGATAGAACCTTTTCGAAGATGTCTAATGACAGCACAGAGTTCTTTGACATGATGTAATTGAGAAGGGTGAGGGTTGTCTCTCTCAATATCATAAGAGTCCAGATACAAAAAGTCAATCTTTGTTTTCAATCCCATATCCCAAAGGAAAGAAACAGAGTCCTCACAATAGGCTGTGGTTCTCTCCGATGTCAGTTTGTTTGCATAGTTGACATTGGCCTCACAGATATCCACTGAGATAACTTGACCATCATAGAAGTTGATGAAGTCATCAAAGATATATGTACTGGCTCCATCATCACCAAAGGCAAGATTACCATGGTCCTCTCTCATACACCCTGTTTCTACAATGGTGTAATCGTTCTTATTCATCTTGTCTAGTTCTTCAAACACAATGGTGAATGAAGATGCTCGATCCCTCTGAGGATTGTTACCCGCTGGTTTCAACAGACGGGCAAAGAACTTCTTACTAAACTGTTCTGAATATGTCATATCAGCTAACCTTCCTATTTACAATGATTTTCCTGTCTTCTAAGATGTCTTTGTTTCTTTCATAGAATATTTTACTATTCTTGTGATGAGATTTCAACAACCAAGATGCAGGTTTCCCATCTACTCTAGTACTACCCCAATCACTATCAGATCTCATGTTAATCCAATACAGACCACATACCTTACCCAGTTCTTTATGTGCTCTGAACATTAAGTCATGGTCATCCATATCCTGTGGTGAATATGCCTCATCAAAATATTTGAGTTTCTTCAAATCCTTCAGGTCAATCATCAGAGGACCACGATTTACAGTAGCACGAACTGCGAAAGTATCTCTAGGTGTGTTTGATGCATCAGCCTCGTCACAAGACTGAACAATATCACACCAACATGTATCCAGATCTTCCTTCATACCAAGGTGAAGAGAATGTGGGTTTCCAATGAAGTTGTGTGCGGTTCTGGCTGTCACAGCAAACACATCATCAAACTTGATGAATGGTTTCTGCATCCTACGGTTCCAACCACCCTCTTGAATCACCATATCATCTTGAATAATGATTACATAGTCACCAGTTGCTTTCTTGATACCAGCGTTGTTTGCTTTGGTTTCAAATACATCAGGTGTATGAACAATAGTGTAGTCAATGTCAGTAGACTCCAGGGTCTTCATGATGACTTCTTCCGAGTTATCAGTACAACCATCAATCACCACAATCAATTCATACTCACCAACAGTGAACTCATCAATCGATTGAATGACCTTGTCAATCATCCAGTCCTTATTATGAACTGTGAGGATCAAAGAGTGTTTGGAGTTCAGGTTTCCTGAGTATGGACACTCATCTAGGATCTCTACCATGTAGTTGTCTACGGGACGATATACAGGTGTACCAGTTGACAGGTATCTTTCATACCAGTAGTCAGCATTACACTCAATAAAGTTTCTGATAGTTCCATCATCCACAGACAGACCATCACGGATAGCCATGTTAGTCAGAATAGCCTGGTCCTTAGAAGAGAATCCAGCAAACTCAGGGAAATTATCCTTTCCAGAGAAACTACTGTCCTCACCATTCACTCTCTCATCTAGACACCACTTCAACCACTCTTCTAGGATAGCCTTAGACTCATCACACACACGCCAGAAGGTGATACCTGCCTCCAGTTGTCTGGAGTTCCAGTAATCCTCAGTATCACAATCCATGTAGACAAAACAGTCTCTCTTGACCACAGTCTTCTGAATGGTATTACCAATCACCAGAAGACATGGGTCGTCCTCCATAATGGAGTCCACATACTTGAACAGATCAGGATGAAGAACATCCTCAGTATCACATAAGACAATCTTATCTCCCTCTTCCAGAGACTTCATAGCCTCCAGAATCAGAACAGGTTTCCAACCACACCACCCATACTTCTTCTCTTCTACAAAGTAATCTTTATTCTCTTTATATGTCTTTGTCTTCTTCAGATCAGTGAGGCCATATCGGAATGCCTTGACACCCTGTTTCTCTACAGTGTTAGAGATAAACTTCTGATATCTTTTGAATAACTTACCACCGTAAGCAAATGTAACTAGGTTCCAAGTCATGAGTAATTAAGAATAGTCCAGTGTTCGGGATACAAATCCTTTGTAGATTTATGTGCGTTGTTGGGTCCAAACCAGGTCTTAGGTGCTACCACTTTACCACAGTTTGCCAACCATGCACCCCACCAAGAAAATGTTGAGTTTGCGATAATGAAGTCACTACACTTTGTCATTAGATAGAGTGAGTGATATGGTCCGATGTCTTCTGCCACAATGAACCTATCATCACTGAAGAGTTTTTGTTCTAGACACCAACCAGGATCATCGGAGAAGATAACAACTTGTCTATCAGAGTCAAAGTGTTTCAGTGCCTTTTCATAATACTTCAGAGATAGGTTGTGGTGATTGTCAGAGTTGATTATATAATCACCCCTACGAATATGAAGACATACAGGGTTATCAAACTGTTCCAAAATAGAATCACAATCCTCACGAATCCACTCATGGAAAGTAAAGTCCTTTCTGATACGATCAGATACATGAGAGAAGTACTTTTCTGTCTGGAAGTATCCAATCAAATTCCAATCACCTTCCAGGGATAAAACCTCATTCTCAAAAGGAAAGTCTTTCTCTTGATAGTTATTATTTGTTGGAACGTATCCAACTCTTTCTGGTTCAATGTCAAAGGCATCGTATAGTTCAATACGAAGTTTATTTCCAAGGACATCCGTCACCACTTCATCATGTTTTGGCACACAAAAAGATGTTCCAATATTGTTTGCAGCTCCTACAACTGCAGCATACTGGAACATCTGGTTACCAAGTTGACCTAGTTTACCTAGGTAATTGAATCCAATCATTTGTATTTCTTCAGATACTTCTGTTCAGAATAATATTGTCTTAGTTCTTCCTCATCCAAAGTCTTTAGGAACTCCCATAGTTTGAAGTTGTTTTCCATGTGTGGATTGGTTAACCAAGAGTTAGGAGTCCTGGCATGTTCTAGGTGATATACCCAGTTCTCAATCCTACCCACATTGTATCCCAGAGTCACAAATCTGTGGATTCTTTCTTTATCTTCTGGAGAATAAGCTTTAAAGTTTTCATTCTCCATACCAGCTTCGATGTAGGAAGATCTACGAATGAACTGTGCATGTCCACTCTCTGCATTATCTACTTCATATCTTTTCTCTAAGTACGAGAACTGACAATCATTGGATAGAAAATCAGATACCATCCCATCAGTTGCATATACTTTCTTTTGCCAAGGTCCTTGACCATATGGGTAGATGACATCATATCCACCTAGAAGAATAAAGTCTCTTGCTTGTAAATATGTCTTGATAGGAAGAAGAACATCACAATCATAGTTTGCTACGATCTCAGTATCAGACATATGAATCATCTCATTGAGATACCTCATACGATAGAAGGTGGGATCGACAGGATCAGACTCCTCAAAGATGTGAGTCAGGTTGTCAATCTTATCTCCCAGATACTCTTTGATCTGAGGGAGAACACTCTCCTGAAATACAGAACTTCTATCTACCTCTTTGAGAATGACACGAGTATCAAAGTTCTCTAGAAGATAACAGAGAGTTGTGATAACATTCCTCATCCGATCTTCTGACTCGATACGGACAGGAATGATAAAGGTTACGTCAGATAGATCGTTCATATTAGTTGGGGATAACAGTCCACTCTTCGGGATAGAGATCCCTACAATCATTTACAGCCTCTAGGACAGGTCCATACCAGTGTTCAGGAACCACGACGGGTTGTGTTCTACCTTTCTGTAACCAGGCTCCCCACCAACCCAGAGAGGAGGAAGAGAGGATAGCCCCATCACACAGGGTCATAAGACACAGGTCAGTGTAGGGAACCTTAGAACGACGATGAGAACCATCACCTTCTAAACACAGGTGATCATACTCTGGTACATCTGTATTAATCAAGAATCTATCATCATTGAAGAACTCTTGCTCAGCACACCACTCAGGATCATCAGAACATACCAGAACATATGAATCTTCTGGGAATAGTTTCAGTGCCCTTTCGTAGTAGTCGAAGGTCATCATCCGATAGTAATTTTCACGGCCCACATTATCTCCGCGGCGAACATGCAGAAAATGAATGCTTTCAAAATTACTGATAAATTCATTACACGGTTCTAATACTTCTGGTTTGAATGAAAAATCTTGAAGAAGTTCTTTACGGATGTGTTTGAAATACTTTTCTGTCTGAAGATAACCATCCAGGTTAGTTCCATCCTCAAAGTTATTGAAGAGTTTCTCATCAAAACTATAACAACCCTCTGTTACATTCTTTGTCTGAGGATTGTGTTGAACCAGACTAATAAAGGAGTTCATTGCACCAGGAGAAACATCCTGATTGATAAAACCAATATTCTTCTCAGACATATTAGTCAGGTTAAAAGGATGATGCATCCCATAGTTAGCGTATGTCTCATGAGAATCAGGAGGAATACACCAATCATAACCGTGATGTGAAGCGATACCTTTTAGGGCAGCATACTGAAATAGTTGGTTACCGAAACGACCATTCGTTCCGAGTCTGTCATATCCAATCATAGGTTTACGATGAAATAGTCTTCGTTGATGTTGTCTTTGTTATCCACAAACCTTACACGATTGCCATAGGTATTGTCAAGATACTCAGAGACCTGAGGTGTGACCCTAGAGTCATTCTGGATGTAGACCTTATGTCCTCTATCCAGAAGATCAACTGCCAAACGATACTGTTGACTCTCTGTCAGAATATCAGTTCCTTTCTTATATGTAATGTATTCCATGTAGAAAGGTTTTCTATTCTGATTCATGGTTTCCCAATAGTCACACACAATCTTTGCATGTTCGTTGTTGAAACCATCAGTCACATACCCTAGGTTGTATTCCAGTCCTACACTCTTTGCGAAGTGAGCGAAGGCTCTGTTGTCACGGGGAAGACACGGGCCACCGTATCCTAGACCCCAGTTGAGATACTTTCTACCAATACGAGTATCAGCACCCACTGCTCTCAGAACTGCAGTGATCTCATCACCACATCCTGCCATGTTGAGAACATCACCCAACATATTGGCGTAACTAATCTTAGTTGTAAGGAAACAATTGATTGCAATCTTTGTAATCTCTGCAGACTTTGTACCCATGGTACAAACAATTGCTCTGGTTGTTTGAATCTTTTTATAGAGATCATCAATCTCTCTGGTGATGTTGTAGAGATCATCTTCCTGATTCACACCCAGGAGAACCATATCTGCCTTTCTCAGGTCACTCACAATACTACCTTGAGCAATAAACTCAGGGTTGTACATCACCTTGACATTCTTAGGAACTTGTTTCTGGAAGTTATCACAGTCACCGGGGTTGGTAGTACAACCAATAACAAGATACTTTTTACTAGTTACATCCGCAAACTCAGATATAACCTGCCATACAGCAGATACATCATAACTACCATCATCACAGGATGGAGTTGCAACCAAAGTGTAGATGAGATCACACTCATCAATCACCTCTCTGTTGTTTGTAGTTGCTCTAAAGTTCTTAGAGACACGAAGAAGATCTTCTACCTCCGGTTCGTTAGTAGTGATCTTTCTATCGTTCAGGTCATTGACATATTCTTCACGAATGTCTGATACTAGAACATCATACCCTGCTTGTTCACAGAGTAGGGCAAAACAGATACCTAATCTGCCTGCCCCAATAACTCCAATTTTCATAGTGTGAATGTAGGAATAGGTTGCATCTTGTGTTTGTTTATTTCATGGAAACGATGAAGTACATGTACAGCTGGTCCTGTACCAGTCTCCATAGAATACTCTAAGTCCTCATAAGAGGCACCGAGTTGATCTTCATCAGTTCTACCATCATCCCATAAACCATCAGTTGGTTTTGCTTCAATAATTCTTGAGTCAACTCCCAAGAACTTTCCAAGTTCCCATACTTCAGTTTTATAAAGATCGGCGATGGGTGCAATGTCAACACCACCGTCACCGTATTTAGTGTAGAACCCTACACCATAATCTTCAACCTTATTACCAGTTCCAACTACCAGACCACCATACTTTCCAGCCACTTGATAAAGAGTCACCATACGAAGTCGTGACCGAGTGTTGGCCAATGCATGTCGATCTGTACCATGTGTTTTCATGGTTCTGGTAAGGGTATCAAAGGTATTGGTGAGATCAAAAGACAGAGTAGTAACATTGTTATATTTCTGTTCCAACCACTGCAGATGTGCCTCTGATAGATCTTTTTGTCCTTCATTCTGGTGGATTGGCATCCCGATTGCATATACAGGTTTACCAGTTTCTGCAGCTAGGGTTGATGCAACAGCAGAATCAATACCTCCCGATACACCAATCACCCAACAGTTCAATCCACTCTTCTTATGATATTCAGTCAACCATTCAACAATATTCAATTTTAGTTCAAGATAGTCACTGATTCTGTTCATTGATTTGTCCCTCAATCCATTCATAAGTTTTACGAATACCCTCTTCAAGAGTTTGTTCGTAGTCCCAGTTTAACTCACGACGAACAACATCGTTGTTACTATTCCTACCACGAACACCAAGAGGTGCATTTAATTTATGCATTCTCTTGACTACTTTACCAGATACTCTTGCTGCAGTTTCAACCAACTCATTGATTGTTACCATTTCCTCAGAACCAATATTGACAGGACCAATGAAGTCACTATCCATCAGACGACGAGAGGCTTCAATACATTCATCGATGTAGAGGAAGGAACGGGTCTGTTCCCCATCACCCCACACTTCAATAGTTCCACCAACACCAGGAAGATAGGCTACCTTTCTACAGATGGCTGCTGGTGCTTTCTCTCTTCCTCCATCCCAGGTTCCTTCAGGTCCGAAAATATTATGGTATCGAGTAACTCGAACAGGAATACCATGGTTACGATGGTAAGCAAAGTAAAGACGCTCGGAGAAGAGTTTCTCCCATCCGTATTCTGAGTCTGGGTTCGCTGGGTATGCTGATTCTTCACGACAGTCTGGATTATCAGGATCAAGTTGATTGTGTTCTGGATACATGCAAGCAGATCCAGAGTAGAAGATCTTAGTATGATTTCCTACGGTTTCATTAAACTTTCTCTGTTCCTCCAATACATTCAAGTTGATGGTGACAGAGTTATGCATGATGTCTGCGTCGTTCTCTCCAGTGAAAACGAATCCAGCACCACCCATATCAGCAGCAAACTGATAGATTTCATCAAAAGGAAGGTGAAACCTCTCAGGAACAGAGTTGTAAAAGTTTCCTTGATAACCTTTGAAACGAAGACAACGACGAACGAAACTTACGTCACGAAGATCACCAGTAATAAACTCACTAGCCTCTGTCTCAGAGAACTCCGGGTACTTCAAATCAACACCACGGACCCAGTATCCTTCTGATCGAAGTCTCTTCACCATGTGAGATCCAATAAATCCACCAGCTCCTAATACGAGTGCTGTCTTCTTATATTCCGCCATCAATAATAACTATAGATTTACTTGTATGTATTATAAGCTATCAGAGAGCAAAGTGTTTACCCAAACGTGCAACCAGATCATCTAGTTTGGCTTCTACATCACCACCACCTTCTTTATTGCCACCACAGTTCTTTGCGAGTTCAGCAACTGTTGCTTCAAGCTTCTTCAAACGAGCTTCTACTTCTACATCATACTTGGACATAGCGGCTCCGGTTGCCGATGTCGCTGCTTTTCCTGCTGCCATGTTTCTAAGAAATAACTGCAGATATTTAGGCACAAAAAGACCCCTTTACGGGGTCAGAGGGATACATGCACGCCACCAATTCTTATGGAAAAATTGGAAACCCGGATTATTCATCCCGACCAGTGCTGTTAGAGTCCATCCGTGACTTAATGAGATCCAATCTAGCTCTTAAGAACTCTTCAGACTCTCTTTGATAAATGCCGTATGCAATATTCATAAGAGTCTGAACTGTTTTCCATCCACCATACTTTTTGTGAGACCTAACTCTCATATATTGATGGTGGAGTAGGAGTTTAGCATCAGATACTGTCATCCACTCATGTATAAGAGTTAGTTGGATAGCCTCTTTTTCCATTACCTTGCTCGAACTACATCTTTTACATAACAAGGAACACCCTCTGGGTCGAGCCAGAGAGTATATTGGAAGTCATCAATAGCAGTCAGAAGTTGCATCTTGTTATCAAGGAGATACATGTCTGAGTATCGTTTAGTATACTCATGTGCTTTCTGAATACGATAGTCTGGGAACCCATTTTCTAGGGTTCCACATTCAACATAACGATAGGGGAAACGTTCAAATAGGATCTTCATCAGTTGATCTCTACGAGTTCCAGATCTTCAGCGATACAATCAATGAGAATGTCATAGTCATCCAGTGGGTCACCAGAGAATACTACACCATCGTTTTCATAATACTTACGAACCTTCTTGAAAAGTTTGGGGTTCTTTACATCCAGGAAGAAGTCTCCTTTAGCCGCTCCACGAAGTGTGGAGATATCTTTCTTGAACTTGGAAGTAACGGTCATCGTTTTGTTTGTTTACCTGTTTATTATACTAGAGTGTGGATGATAAAGTCAAGTGAATAGACGGTCGTCTAACTGGCCTCATCGTGTTCTGTGTAGAGAGATAGTATTGAATCATCTGCTGGTAGGAATACAGCGGACTTTCCATCCTCCCTCACAACTCCAATGTGTTCTCCTTTCTCTACTCGTTCGATAAGTTCATCGAACCTAGCTTCCCATTCCTGAACTGAAAATACTTCCATCGGTGAATATCAGTTGGTTTTATTTATTATAGTCAATTCCATAGTCCCACTACAATCAATAGTCCTTGTGCGTAGAAGAACAGAAGAACTGAACCAATACTTGCACTAATGAGTGTAGCAGTTTTGTTGTGTTTGTCAATGGCTTTATCAATCATTTTCTTACAATCTTCTTCAGTAATGTAAGAAACAGACTTTGAATCGGTCATTGTTTGTGTGGTTTATTGGGAATGCTTGAAGAGGGGATCGAACCCCCGACCGCCTCGGTGTAAACGAGATGCTCTACCGCTGAGCTATTCAAGCAAGGGTTCAAGAGGGGTCCCACCTCTCTCCCGCGTGGGTTGGATTTCCGATTCTTTTTTCTCTCGGAGACGCGAGCACGGATGTATACCAGTCCGTTACTCCTCCACCTGGGCTCGAACCAGGGACAATTCGATTAACAGTCGAATGCTCTACCAACTGAGCTATAGAGGAATGAAGGCCCCGAAGGGCCAATGAATCATCGAATGACCCACTTACATACTTCACTGTGATTCACATCACCACCGAAGTAGGTGTCGATCTCATCCTTGGCTTCACGTTCCAACTTACTGTCACCCTTGGAAAGGAGGTAAGAGAGACAAGGCTTAGCCAGTTCAGAACGAACATCATTTTGTACCTGAGTAACAGGTGCTCCAGATACTGCATCTGCCGTAGAAGCACGGATACCTTCAGATACAGCTCCTAGAGATCCACTAACTCCAAGTGCCACAGGAAGACCAACGATTGCAATTGCCACACTACGGACAATACTAGAAACATTTAGATCCATGATAAAATCATAAACAATAAGTGGGAGAAACTCCCAACGACTCGTGTAGGATTCGAACCTACGACCGACTGCTTAGAAGGCAGTTGCTCTATCCAGCTGAGCTAACGAGTCACAAATATCAAACCTAAACCAGACGATTCAGATACTGATTAGAATAGATGGTTCTTTTTCCATGAACTCCCCATCTCAACCAATCATAAGCTGTATTCATGTATTTGTCAACCGATAGACCAGGTGTTTTGAAGATGTATTCGACTTTTCTCCACTCGATTTCTGATACCATGTATTGTAACTGAGAGTTCAGAGAAGATGGGTCTCCACCATGCCGGTTTACAAACCGTCCTAATCCACTGTACCTACCAAGTGTTGTCCACTGAATAAGACCAAACCCACCTCTATGACAGTGATGATAGGGAACTCTTGCTCCACCTTCACAGATGTTTGGGTGAAACTTTGATTCTTGTTTGATGTTACCCATGATTACAGACAGAGCAACCTTGTCCTCAATACCTCTTTCTTGAAGGAACTCAAGAACAATCTTTTCATTCTCAGTGCAGTCTTCACATACCCATCTCTTTTCAGATTCAACAACTTGTTCCTTTTCAACTATTGTTGAATCTGTATACTCCTCTTTGGGTTCTAATGCATCAACACCTAGAATAACAAGGGGAAACAATAGTAGGCCTAATAGTATCCTTTTCATGAGCCAAAGTAATCTTTCCTGTAGTAACGATTCATTATGTTTGAGTTATAGTATCTAGGAGTACCATCTACGAAGGATTCTGTCAAGACATTGTTCTTGAATAATGCTTCTGTCTCTGCAAAGTTGGTCTTTCCTTTTGTTTTGTGCAACGAAAGAATCTCCCTCTTAAACATGTGAGTCCCGAGGATCTTAACATCTTCTTTAAGTTCGTCAGATGAACCATAGTACGATTTCCAATCTGACTCCTTCTTTACTCTCCGTTTCTTTCCAGGAGGTTTCCTATGAAACCAGAAGACTTTTCTTCCAATGTATAGTCTTTGGTTTGTGAGATTGGTAATGAGATACACAAAGCCATAAAAGTCTAAAATATCATCACTCGTAAACGGTTTCTCCAGATATAACCAAGGGTTCTCGTAGTCGCACACATAATGAATTCAACTGAGGATATTTATCGATGCCAGTCTCCATCACCTCCCCACACATAATCTGTGGCTCTATCGAGGTTCACTGCATTATTCTTAGACTTAGAACCGTGTGCTTTCCTGATGATTCTTATTTGTTCCTCCATGGGTTTCTGATGGAGATAGATGGGTTTCTCATACCACCACTCCATGAACTTGTGAAGGAACTTATGAGCATAATTTTTCAAAGATGGTCTGAGAGTATCAGACCACCTCTTATATCTCAATAGAGATCCATTGTATGGTGAATGAGATTCAATCTCAGAGTTTAAAGTCTGAGAAAGTGTCTTTCTTAACATCTTGTTTGATGCCTCCAACGACATAAGATTCAACTTCAGTTTCCTGTGGAGCAACTTGTAGTCCCTTGGAACTGATCCAGTGTTGGGTCCAGGGGAGGGGGTTGTTCTTTGCAGGGATATCATAGACAGGTTTCAATCCTATCGCCTTCATACGACGATTGGCGACCCATTCAACATATTGTTGCAAAAGTGTATCATTCAAACCAATCATGGAACCGTCCTTGAACAGGTAGTCAGCCCAAGCCTTCTCCTCGTTCACGGCCTTATCAAACATTGCATATACCCACTCTTCTTCTTCCTTGGCGATTTGAGCCATCTCTGGATCATCACCTTGTTTCCATCTGTTTAGGATGTTCTGAGTTATTGCGAGATGTTGGTTCTCATCTCTTGCAATAAGGGAGATGATCTTGGCAGAACCCTCCATGAGTTTAAGTTCACCAAAAGCAAAGCTACAAGCAAAAGAAACATAAAACCGTATCCCTTCCAGTATATTGACGTTAGCGACTGCTCTGTAGAGTTTTCTTTTGACATCTCTAATCTCCCACTCTGATGTAGGTGAACCTCTGAATTCTTCACGCCACATATTGCCAGTGTCCCACTGATGAGCACTGTTAATAAAGTCATCATAGGATTCAGTTACACTCTTGGCACGGTCCAGAATCTTCTGATCAGTAACAATTTTATCCAGAACATCTGCAGGATTAGCGTAGACGTTCTTGATGATGTAAGTGTATGAACGACTATGGATCATCTCCATAAATCCCCACACTTCCATACATGCTTCTAGTTCAGGCAGTGAACAGTATGGAATGAATGCCATACCAGGACCACGACCCTGAATAGAGTCAAGCATGATCTGATACTTCAGGTTGGAAGTATAGATGTGTTTTTGTTCTGGACGAAGTGAATGATAGTCCCCTCGATCTTTCTGTAGTGATACTTCTTCTGGTCTCCAGAAGTATCCCAGTTGTTGAGTGGTTAGTTTCTCAAAGACAGGATACTTGTAAGAGTCATACCTCTGGACTCCCAGAGGTTTTCCGAAGAACATTGGTTGTTTCTTGTAGTCGTGAACCTCGGTGTTGAACACCGTCATTCCTTTCACTTCATTCATTACATCTTTTCCATTAACGGGTGAAACCTTAAAATTGTAATCAGACTGCGCAGGATTCACACTCTCCCTCCTCTAGGTTTGATAGATCTTGTAACAACGATTCTACTTCAGATGATGGTGACTCTTCAACTTCATCAGACTTGAGGTCGTTAGTGTTCTGATAGTATGAAGTCTTCCAACCATACTTATATGTAGTTAGGAAATCATTAGCCATTACGGAAACAGGAACCTCATTGTCAGGGTAGTTCTCTGGGTTATAACTCCAGTTACCACTGATGGCCTGATCAAAGAACTTTTGCATGACAGATACGATACGAATATACCCGCCATTATCTTTCATATCCCACAGAAGTGTGTAGTTGTTCTTCAGTGTGGAATATTGCGGAACGATCTGCTTAAGAGGTCCCTTCTTTGATTTCTTAATGGACAGATATCCACGAGGAGGCTCGATCCCATTGGTTGCATTTGACACAACGGAACTGCTTTCCGATGGCATCTGTGCCGACAATGTTGAGTTCCTAAGTCCATGTTCCAGAACACTAGTTCTAAGAGCTTCCCAATCATGACGATAGTTTGGTTCTACAATCTCATCAACTTCCTTCTTATATGTATCTATAGGAAGAACTCCATCAGAGTACTTGGTACGTCCAAAGTATTCACAGTAACCTTTCTCTTTTGCCAGTTGATTGGAGGACTTGATTAGGTAGTATTGGAAGGATTCAGTTAGTTCGTGAACTGCATCCCAAGCTTCTTGATCATCATACTTATATCCATTTTTAGCCAGATAGTGTGCCAAACCAATGAACCCAATACCCAGTGAACGACGTGCCTTAGTTGCAATCTCCGCAGCCTTCACAGGGTAGTCTTGATAGTCAATCAACTCGTCTAGACCCCTTACAGCAAGGTCACAGAGGTCCTCTAGTTCATCTAGGTCTCTGATCTTACCAATGTTGACTGCAGAGAGAATACACAGGGCAATCTCACCAACCAGGTCATCGATGTGTTGGAGGGGATATGTAGGAAGAGTAATCTCCTGACACAAGTTAGACATCTCTACCTTATCTTTGAAGGAGGAGTGAGAGTTACAATGGTCAATGTTCATCAGATACAGACGACCAGTCTCTGCTCTCTCCTTCAGGATATCCAGAATCAGTTCTTGTGCCTTGACAGTCTTTCTAGGAACAGACTCGTCTTGTTCATAAGAAACATATAACTCGTCAAACTTATCAGTACCAAAAGCTTCATACAAACCTGGTACGTCATGTGGTGAGAAGAGGCTAATCTCTCCATCTTGAATGAAACGTGCGTAGAAAAGTTTTGAAACCTGAATGGAGTAGTCAAGTTTCCTTACTCTATTATCTTCTGTACCTTTATTGTTCTTTAGGACGATGATGTCTTGGATTTCTTGGTGCCAGATTGGGAAGTGCACTGTGGCGGATCCACCTCTAATCCCATTTTGTGTGCAGCATCGTACAGTTGATTCAAACTTTTTAAGGAAAGGAACAACGCCAGTGTGC